GCCGCCATCGGTACGCTGTCGGCCAACAATCACGGATTTACAAAATCATTCACCGAACACACCATCATCATCGGCCTCGCTTGCGTTTTTGCTGATTTAACCTACCAGCGCGGAATCGAGCGCTCCTGGTCAAGAAAAACACGCTTCGATTTCTACTGGCCTGAACTCGCTACAATTGGCGAGCAGGAAGTCCTGAACAAAGAAATCTACGCCCAGGGAACACCAGTTGATGATGAAGTCTTCGGCTATCAGGAACGATTCGCCGAATACCGCTATAAGCCATCCCTCATCACCGGATTATTCCGATCAGATGCAGTCGAGAGTCTCGACTTCTGGCATCTGTCACAAGACTTCGACAATTTACCCGTGCTCGGCGATACCTTTATAAAAGAAAATCCGCCTGTGGACCGCGTCGTGGCGACGCCCGACGAACCGCAATTCAAACTCGATGCATATTTCAATCTCAAATGCGCCCGCCCCATGCCGATGTACGGCATTCCAGGCCTAACGAGGATATAAACATGGAGCCATTCACAGTATGGGATGTCTTTTTCGCCCAGGCAGCCGCAATGCTGCTTCACCCAGGCTATAAGTGCGATCCTATCGATGCTGTAAACGAAGCCTGCGAAATAGCAAACTACATGATGACATTACGGGAGGAAAACCTATGCCAGTTTTCTCAGCAGGAGCAGCACTAATCGGAGGCGCCCTCATCGGGGGCGCCACCTCTGCCTATGGCGCAAAACGCCAACAATCATCCTCCAGGAACATGGCCAGGGAACAAATGGACTTTCAAGAACGAATGTCCAACTCAGCCCATCAACGCCAGGTGGCCGACCTTAAAAAAGCTGGCCTAAATCCAATACTGGCGGCCGGCGGTAGCGGCGCTTCAACGCCTGGTGGCGCAATGGGTCAAGCGCAAAACGTAGGATCAGCGGCCGTACAGGGCGCGAACACCTCCGCGCTCAATGCCGCGACTATCAACAATCTCAACGCCACCAGCGCCAAAACTACCGCCGACACTAACAAAGTCGAAGGTGCACTCAGCAACCTGCAATCACTCGGAGTACCACGGAAAGAAGCTCTCGGAATCGTAGGAAACTCAGCAAAACGAATTCTCGACGGCTTCGGTGTAAACTTACCCGACAAAAAAGAAATCTCCGATGCCGAAAATGCAGAAATCGACGCAAAAATAAAAGGAAATTCAAAAACCAGAGGACGCAATACATTCAAACCCTCAGCCCATCCCTTCCCCTGGAAGGATGAATCAGAAAACACCAAAATTAACAAATCACGCAGGAGTAAACGAAGATGACACGACCTTACGCAATAACTTTCGATCCTTCAGAAGGAATGACAAAGCAGTCATTCCGCGACGAATGCAACATCAACAAAATCATGGCCAAGTTCCAACGGACTGGCCTACTCAATCACTACGCTAAACACGCTCCGCAATACATGGATATTCCAGCGATCGACTACGCCGACGCTCTCAATATCATCGCGGAAGCGGAATCAATGTTCGAAGAACTACCCTCAACGGTACGCGCCAAATTCGAAAACGATCCGGAAAAATTCTTAGAATTCGTTCAGGATCCTGAAAACCTGGAAGAAATGCGCGAAATGGGACTAGCTAACCCGACCATCCCCTTGTCGGACAGCGAACCCGACAAACCACCGAAAAAACCCGCATCAGCGGCCCCTGAGTCATCACCAGACGACTAACTCAAAGATGACCAGCCCCTACTGCCCCATGCAGTAACCAAAGCCTCTTAAACTCAAAATAGAAGGCTACTCCCCCTAAAAGCGCCCCCAGAGACACCACGTCTCATTGGGGGCGCAATCCGTGCGAAGCACGGAACCGATCCCGCCCATCGTCGAGCGACAGCGGAGCAATGACATTAGGCGGGATCAGAGACGTGGTAAAAAACCACTCAAATCAATCAAATTCCTCCCCCGAAGGTCGGGGGATCGAGGGGGTTTGATCAGGCACAGTTCCTTATCTTGGTGTAACTGTGCCAGGTGACACCAAAAACCCCAAAAGTCACCGCAATAAGGCAGGACTGCCTTATACCCTTTGCTTCTATCGATAGAAGCAACTAATCTATATCACCAGTGGGTGACAAACCCACCACCCTTTAACATTCGGAGCATGAAACATGAAACGACGCAAACTCACAAAACGAACCTCTCGGAAAAAATTCAACCGAGGAACTCGAGTTCACAAAAAGAACCTCGGCCCCCGCACCGCAATGCGTGGCGGCGGCCGCTTGTAACTCAATACACCTTGCCCTACCTCGATGACCACCTTCAGATGGACTGGGTAGGGCAATGAGATCAGACCCCCACTCAACACTACTACTCGCCTTCCTCATTGTGGCGTTATACATAATCTTCCACGCCATATGAGGAGGCCACTTCGCAATGCCCTGCTTCAAACCCTTAACCGCCTGGCGCAGCACAGAAAACACTTCCAAAGGCAAGAAAAAGATATATTTTCAAAAATCCCCGCAAACGACTACACGCCTGACCCTACCGTGTGGTCAGTGTATCGGTTGCAGACTGGACCGCAGCCTAGTGTGGGCTACACGCTGCGTACACGAGGCCGCGCTTCACGATCAAAATTCTTTTATCACGCTGACATATGCGCCAGAACACCTCCCTACGGATGGATCACTCATAAAATGGCATTTTCAGGACTTCATGAAAAGGCTACGCAAATCACGATATCCGCAGACAATCAGATATTTTATGTGTGCGGAATATGGGGAGAAATTCTCACGCCCCCACTATCATGCATGCCTCTTCGGAGTGGACTTCCCCGACAAGGACCCGATAAAGGAGTCCGAGGGAATTATTCTCTACAACTCACCGGCCCTTGATGAAATATGGGGCCTCGGCTACACAAGTATCGGAGATGTTACATTCGAGACTGCTGCGTACACTGCCAGGTACATAACCAAAAAGATAACCGGCGACCAGGCTCACAATCATTACCAGACTACATGCGCTCATACAGGGAACCTCATCACGTTAGAGCCAGAATACACATCGATGTCTCTAAAACCTGGAATCGGCGCAGACTGGCTAGAAAAATATAAAACAGACGTCTACCCATCAGACTACATAATCCATCGAGGTAAAAAAATAAAAGTTCCGAGATACTACGACAAAATCATGGAGTTAGAAGGCACCGACATCGAGGCCATCAAAAAATTACGGAAGAAAAAAGCGGCAAAATTCAAGGACGACAATACCCCCGAACGTTTAGCCGTTCGGGAGCAAGTCAAAACCATTAAGTTCAATCAACTATCTAGGAGTTACGAAAACCAATGATTCACAAAATTTACTCAGTTTACGATTCAAAATCAGAAAGCTATACACCGCCATTCTACGATCACGCCGAAGGACGTGCAATTCGCACCTTCTCAGACTGCTGCAATGACCCTGGACATCAATTCGGAATGCATCCCGAAGACTACACTCTGTTCATGGTCGGAACCTTCGACGATGACACTGGTACCATTATTCAAGATAAAATATCATCTATCGCCACTGGTCATACCCTCCTGGAGAAAAACTAATGCAAACAGTAACTCAAAAGCACTTCGCGTCAGTACCCGCACCGCAAATCAGTCGTTCCTCATTCGATCGATCGAACGGATTTAAAACAACCTTCGACGCTGGGCCCCTATTCCCGATCTTCTACGATGAAGCACTACCTGGTGACACATTCAAAATGAATGCCGCGTTCTTCGCGCGGCTCAACACGCCAACCGTCCCCATCATGGATAACATGCACTTCCAGACCTTCTTCTTCGAAGTACCAGTCCGCCAACTATGGGAAAACTGGAAAAAATTCAATGGAGAGCAGGTAAACCCAGGCGACTCAACCGATTATATGATCCCACAATTACCAGCCCCTGCAGGTGGCTGGACTATTGGCTCTCTCGGCGATTATTTCGGACTACCGACTGGAGTCGACATCGAAACAAGCGCATTACCCTTCAGAGCCTACAATCACATATGGAATGAATGGTTCCGCGATCAAAATCTCCAAGATTCAATTGACTACCAAACCGGAGATGGTCCGGACCTTCCAACCTCTTATCCAATACAAAGTCGTGGAAAACGTCACGACTATTTCACCAGCTCGTTGCCCTGGCCACAAAAATCGGATTCTGGATCTGTCAGTATCCCCCTGGGCACCACCGCCCCCGTCGTCACAGACGGAACACCGCCAGGAATGGCACAGCTAACCAATCAGGCATACAACGGACAATTACAAACTGTCCAGAGTCAGACAGACGTAAATCTCTCAGCAGGACCAGCGCCTGGTGTAGATAGTCTTGTCTGGACAGACACCGGCATGCAGGCCGATCTAACCGATGCTACCGCCGCAACAATTAACCAACTACGGCAATCCATAGCCGTACAGCGGCTATTCGAAAAAGATGCACGCGGCGGAACACGTTACATCGAGGTGATTAAAAGTCACTTCGGAGTGACATCACCAGATCTCAGACTCCAGCGCCCTGGATATCTCGGCGGCGGCAAGACAATGATCAATATCTCACCAGTCGCACAAACCCAGGCGACATCGGAAACAGTAACGCCACAAGCAAACCTCGCCGCCATCGGTACGCTGTCGGCCAACAATCACT